TTCTTTCTTTTGAATTTTTATTACGAAATGCATTATAAAATCTTTTCATTCTTTTATTATATGTATGATATGTTAAAATATACGTATCTTCACTAAAATTTGGTATTTTTTCATCTTCCCATAGTTCTAAATTAGACCATATATGAGTTGGTTTTGGATATCCCCAATTATTATAATTTCCGTAATATACTAATACTCTATTCACATCATATTCATTAATAAAATCTTGAAATGGAGGAAAATATTGTAAAAGACCTCGTGGGTTCTCAATAAACCATGTATTAGGTTGAAAATATTTTAAAATTTCAATCACTCTTAATATCATATTATTAGCATTAGTAGATTTTTCTTGATAATTATTATTTAATCCATATATGCTATTTTTTCTTCTATATTTTCCACCAGTTGCAAGAGACCACGTAGTACAATCTGGACTTGCCCATATTACATCAAAATAATCATTTGAATATTGTTTATAATTCCAAGTTAATATATCTTCAGTATGTGTAGCATTAAAATCAGGATTGTAATCTAAACTTATAACTTCATATCCATCATTTTTAAATATATTACCAACTGATTTAGTACCACAGAATAATTCTAATATTTTATATTTTTTAATTTCCATTATTATTATAAAATATTATTATAAAATAATTTATCCGCAAAGTGATCCCAATTTAGATTTACCTTTACGACCTGAACCAAGAATAACTCCTGCTCCTACTGGAACCCCAGCTCCAACACCAACTCCCATACCCAATTTTCTAGGCATACGTTTCATTCTCTTAACAGCAGAAGCAACACGATTTAAATAAGAACCTCCAATCATACGTTTATATTGAATTGATGTAACAGGATCTACTGCTTCTTCTGATGTTTTAGCATCAAGAACCATTTGTTTAGTCAAGATACCAGTATAAATATTAGATGAACCTGAAAGAGTTGTAAAAATTCCAGAATTTACGCAGATAATAACAATTTCTGGGACAACTTGTTGATTATCAATATTAGTAACATTAACTGTAAATTGAAAATTATATTGACCAATTGAACCACACGATAAATAATCTGGAAGTGATAAATCATATGCAGGAGATAAAATCAATAGAGAACCAGTTGTAGCAATTTGACTACCAAGACCAGTTAAATTATCGGCAACTTGAGCTTGTCCTGAAAATTCTGCCCAAGATTGAGTAGAATGATTATTAACTGAAATTCTCCAAAGATCTTGAGCAGTAGCAGATGATAAGACACCAGAGGTATTATTAAGATTAACACTAATGGTATTAATTCTTAAGAATGTTGAACTATCTTTAACTGTTTGCTGAGACATTGGTTTACGAACATTGATAATAAAATAATCTGGAAGTTGATTTATTTGAATATTTTGAGATTGATAACTAGCAGTAGCACCTGGAGCAAGATTTCCAGTAGCAGATTGAAGAGATAAATATCTTGGTAAATCTACATATGGAACAACATTTTTAGCAGAAATTAAATCTGTTGGTTGAGTTGATAAGAAATTAACCAACATACGACAATTTTGGAAAGGATTTTGTTGAGCTTGAGTTCCTAAAGAAACGCTATATGTGTAACCGCTATTAGCAGTACTCCAAAATCTTTTACAAGAACTATCAATATTAAAAACAAATGACATAGCATTAATACCAACTAAACCTTGTTTATTATATTCTGGTTCTCCGTAAATGAAAGGCGATAATCCCAACAAAGGCTCAGTTACATGAAGAAATCCAGTAATAACCCAAGTATCAGCAACGTTGGTAGATACTGGCGAAGCATCTTGACCACCTCCAAAAATTTGATGAACCATTTGAAAACTTTGAATAGGATAAGCACCACGAGGCAATAAATCCCCATCGTAAGATTGGTCTTGGTAATCTCCTAAAGGATTATTAGAAGCTCCAATAGCATCAATATATTCCTTATATGATTGATCTGGAAGAACAGGGCACATACCATTATATCTATATAATTCTCTATTGTTATTCAATCTAAGAATAGATGGAAGAACATCTTGAAGATTGCAAGAAACATTGGTATTATTAATTTGAGCAGAACAAGTAGTAAAAAGTGAGTTAAGAGGAAATGCTTGGGGGGCATCAGTTTCACCGTAATTAAATGCTGTATCACCTACTGGAACATTAGTGATGTTAATAGTAAAATAAACATCAGTATCAACTAAAACTTCTCTTGAAACAACAATATTTTCAGATGGAACTTGAATATTAAAAGAAATTGCTGAATTAGATGTAGAAACAGCTGAGAATTGTTGGTAAGTGTTAGAAGAAGCACCAGAGACAACAGCATATGACAATTCATCAGTAATATCAGCAAGGCGAGCATCCTTAATTAATGTGGTCTTAAAATCAGCGGACATTATATATTATACTAGAATATTTTATTTTTTTAATAAATTAAAAAAATAAATTAATTATTTAAAATTAACCTTGAGAATAAAATTTTTCTCCAACAATTCTATCTTTTCTTTCAAATAAAAATTTAATGGTTGCTGATGAACCTGATGCTAAAGTAAAAGGAACTAATAGTCCGGTTTTTGATCGCCAATAAACATTAATATCAATATTGCTTAATGGTAAATTACCAGTCATATCAATTCGTCTATATTCAGCAGTTGGAGAATATAAAATATTTGGTTTGAACACTTGTTGATTGGTAATCATATCAGTAATGATTTGAGCAAAATTAGAATTATTTCCTAAACCAGCAGAAGTTTGTCCGTTATTAAATAATAATGGAGTAGATAATTGATTGCTAATAATAGGCATTGTATTAGAAGTAAAAACAATTGAAGAAACTGGCGTCCATGTATCAATGGTACTAAATTCTTGAAATATTTGAGTAAATACACGTTGATTTGCTGGTAAATCATTCGTTGGTAATAAAATAGTATTGACACCAGTAAAATCTTCAATTACAAATTGATAATTTCTTCCTAATGTAACTCCAGTTGTTCCGTAATATACTGATAGAAAAGAATTGAATAAAGCAAATAAAGGAGGATTACAATATATTCTAATTTTTGCTGCATTACTATTTTCGTAAAATTGAGTTTCTGCTTGAAGAATTGCTTTGCTTGAAGTAACATCCCATGTAAGAACTGGTTGATTTGCTAAAGCAATAGGACTAGCTCCTCCTCCAGTATTAGCAATTAAAGATGTTAAAGCAGTTCCAAAAGCAGCATTAATCAATGCTAAGAAATATTGAAATTGATAACAATAATAATATTCATTAAATTCTTGAAATCCAGTAGAAGTTTGATTAGGAGGAACTGGATTAGGTACATTTTTATTTTGAGGTATCCAATTAATAAATACTTGATTTGATGGAGTTTTTACACCAGCACCATTATCATATTCCAATGTAACTGAATATATACTTAAATCTTTATTAGCTTGATTAGGTTGAATTTCACATACAAAATTAGGTAAATTATATGTATCTAAACTAAAGCGAACGATGGATAAATAATAATCTCCAGCATTGGATATAATTGGATTTGTTCTAGTTTCATTAAATCTTAAAAATGGTTCTTCAGTAGTAGTACTTTGAAAATTGGTAGAGACAATATCGTAATAAATCATATCAGCATTATTGGCGCGTTTAAAGACTGATAATTGGGACATTATATTATAATATAATAATATAATATTTCATTTATTTCTTAAAACATTAAAACATTAAAAATATAATAATATTAATAACAAATTAATCTTAATAATATTATTAATACTAATGTTGTAAAAAATACAATGTTTTTCAAATTTGATAAATTTTTTTCTCTCGGTAACATCCTCCTCTAAAACTCCTCATTCAGAGGAAGAGGAAAGAGGAATTGTTACCGTGATTTTTAAAATGAGAAAAAGTTAAAAACAAGATGTTTTTTACAACATTAGTCTTAATAAAATTATTAATACTAATTTGTTATTAACACTTCAAATTGTTAGTAAATCAAATATAATAAGCAACAAGAATTGCTCCTCCATTACTTGTCGTTGTTCCTAAAATATTAGAATATTTAAAAAGATTATCACCACTTCTTCCATTACATGTTCCAGTTCCAGTAATTGAATTAGTTGAAGAAATAATACTTCCTGGAACAGATATACCATTTAATAAACAAGCACCTCCTGCAATTCCAACATATTCATTACCAACTTTTAAATATGTATTTGACACTATTCCATCATTATACGATGAATAATTAGTCGTAGGATTTTTTGTACCAACACTTAAAAATAAACTATTGTATATACCATTAGCATTACCAATTTTTCCAGAATAAACAGAACCAGACAATGCTCCTCCATATGATGCTCCAAATAATATAAATTCAATTCCAACAATATTAGCACGATTAATAAATGAAAAATTATAAGTTCCAGGGGTAGTAATAGTATAAGTTAAAGTTTTACCTGAAACTTCAATTTTAGCATCAACATATGCTTTAGATGCTAATTGAAGATCTTGAGTAGGAATTAATAATGAAGGTATATTTGATACACTAGGATTTAATGTGAATGTATTACTTCCACGAATATCATTAGAAGAATTATTATTAATAGTTGGATATGTTTGAATATAATTAATCATTTCACTAAATCCAACTAGCTTATTATTTGCTGGACTAGAAAAATAAGGCACAGTAGGAGGCAATAAATTATTCCATGTAGTAGTACCAGTCCACGTATTATTAGTTAGTGTAGGATTTAATGCACCAGAATTATAAGAAGTTGCTAAATCATCAACATCATTTTTATTGGTTAAATCATTATTATTTGTTACTGGATATGTAGAACCAGTATAAGAAGTTGTATTATTATATTGATTAGTTCCCGTCCAAGTGTTATCAGTTCCTAATATATTTGTAGAAATTCCACCACCAGTAAGAATACCATTAACATATACATTTTTAGCATTTAAATTTTCTTTAATAGTAACATCACCAATTAATGATAAAGGTTGAGTATAATATTTTAATCCTCCAAGAGACATTATAATATAATGATATATTATTTTTGTTATATTTCTTATATTTCTTATATTTAAAAAATATAAAAAATACAATGTTTTTCAAATTTGATAAATTTTTTTCTCACGGTAACATCCTCCTCTAAAACTCCTCATTCAGAGGAAGAGGAAAGAGGAATTGTTACCGTGATTTTTAAAATAGGAAAAAGTTAAAAACAATGTGTTTTTTACAATATTAGTCTTAATAAAAT